CGTTCGCCTGCGCTCTCCTGGCGGCGAGAAGAAGGGTTTCATCGACTATCTGAAAAGCGATGACAATTACAAGGCCTTGATCGATCGCAAGCAGCCTGCTGCTGAAATCGAGATCACCAAGGGTGAAATGGCCTCGATGATGGAAACCAAAGTCACCAGTGCCGGCATTGTTGCGCCTGTATACGATCCGGTCATTCAGGACGCCCCTCGCCAGGAACTGAAGATTCGCGATCTGATCCCCGTTACGCCAGTGACCGCTGGCAACAGCTTTACCTACTTCAAGGAAAAGTTGCACACGTTGGGTGCGGGCATGGTGGCCGAGGGTGCGGCCAAGCCTCAGTCCAATGTAATGTTTGAGTCGGTTACTAACACGATCAAGAAGATTGCTGTCTGGATGCCGGTCACTGACGAAGCCTTGGACGATGTGCCTCAGTTGTATAGCTACATCCAAGAACTGCTGCGTTACGACCTGAAGCTGGCCGAAGAAGGACAGATCCTGAAGGGTGATGGATCTGGCAATAACCTGAATGGCCTGATGACCCAGGCGACGGCCTTTGACACCGCACTGTCCAAAACGGGTGATACCGCAATCGACACCATTCGTCGCGCCATTTACCAAGTGCGCAAGCAGTCCAAGCGGGGTGCCGACGCGGTGGTCATGACTGAGCTGGACTGGATGAACATCGAACTGCAGAAGGATGGTGAGAACCGTTATCTGTTTGCCAACCTGCAGGGGCTCGTGATGCCCGTCCTCTGGGGCCGCCCAGTTGTTGCATCCGACAGTATGGATGAGGGTGATGGGTCTACGACTGGTGGCGAATTCTTGACAGGCTCGTTCGCCCAGGGCGCACGCATCTACGACCGTATGGCGTACACCTTCAAGGTCGGCATGATCAATGACGACTTTGTGAAGAACCAGCGTGTACTGCTGGTCGAAGAGCGCTTGGGTTTGGCAGTTCGTCGGCCCTACGCATTCGTCAAAGGTGCTTTCGCAGTTTAACGATCGGAAGCCCGGCTTTGCAGCTGGGCTTTCCTATGCCTAAAGGAATGGGTCATGAAAGTAAAAGCATTGTGGGGATTTGTCGGTCAGGCTGGCCAGGTGCGCCGCGGTCAGGAGGTGGATGTTGATGCGGAGTATGGCCACACGCTGATCGGCAAGGGCTTGGCCGAGGAGGTTGGCCCCAAGAAGTCAGTTGTCTCCCCCAAGGAGACGAAACCTACTACTGCAGCCGAGACGAAGTAAATGGCTATCGAGCTGGCAACAATAAAGGAGCACCTGCGCGTTCATCCTGATGACACCAGCGAAGACGGCCTGATCCAGGGTTATGTCGAGGCCGCTAAGTCCCATGTTGAGCAACACTGTGACAGGCGGCTGGTTGACGGCGCTCCTAGCCTTCCGGACGAGATGGGGTTAACCGCCGATGTCCGACAGGCTATTTTTCTCCTTGTGGCCCATTGGTACGCCAATCGAGAGGCGGTGGTAACCGGCACGATTAACTCTCAGGTGCAACTGGGTGTAGAGCGTCTGCTCTGGTACCGAAAGCGGTTTTGAAGGGGGATTGCATGGAGGAATTACTTAAGGCGCTGGCGGCTCAGACAGCCGCGATGCAAGATCTGGCAAGTGAGGTGCGGTCGTTGACCCAACAGAATCAATGCTTAATTCTTGCGCTGGCTGAGCAGGAACTGGATGAGGCGCCTGCTTCTGTTGGCTTCTACTTAGATGGGTCGCCGAGATGAGCCTGCAAGCTGGGCGGCTCCGTCACAGGCTGAGTATTCAGGAGAATCGGCCAGGCCGAGACCCTGATACTGGTGCTGTGATTCCGGTTTGGGTCGAGCTGACTGCTGTTCGTGGCTCGTTTGAGCCTTTGTCTGCTCGGGATTTTATTGCGGCCGCTGCCGCGCAAACGAAGTTGTCGGCCCGAGCTGTGGTTCGGTATCGAGCTGACATCAAGGAAAAAATGCGCCTGGTCCACTCTGGAAAGGTTTTTCTGATTCAAGGGGCGCTTCCTGACAAGGAGTCGGGGCGTGAATACCTGACGCTCCTGCTATCGGAGGACTTATCTGATGGTTGAGTTTGAGTTGAAGGGCCTGGATGAGTTGCGCAAGAGCCTTAAAAGACTACCTGCCAAGATGCAGAAAAAGGGCCTGAAGTCTGCTCTGGGCAAAGCGGCGCGGGTGATTCGCAATGCCGCCAAGCAGAATGCCCTTCGTGTCGATGACCCCGATACCGGCCGGCGTATTGCAGACAACATCGTCCAGCGAGTACGGGGGCGGCATACACGTCGCACTGGGGATCTGATGGTTAGTGTTGGGGTCGCGACCGAACGCGGACGCATTCCAAAGGGTAATCCGGACGATGGTGCTAAAGGAAATACCCCTCACTGGCATTTGATCGAACTTGGCACGGAGAAGATGCAGGCGCAGCCCTTTTTACGGCCAGCCGTAGAAGGAGATGCTGAAAGCTCTTTTGATGTCTTTGCTGAAGAGGTAGGTCGGCAGGTACAGAAGGCATTGGCTGAGAAATGACCAAACTATCCATATATCGGGTCGTGAAGGCCTGGCCTCAAGTGTTGCAGACGCTTGGGGGGCCGGAGCCACGGTTTTACCCATTTGGGGAGAATGACGACGCGCCAATCAAGTATCCCTACGCTGTGTATCGCGTGATACCTGGGGGTGGTCCCCGGAACTTCCTGGCGCATCGTCCAGATATGGATGAGCTGCTAATTCAGATCGATGTGTTTGGAATCACTGACAGTCAAGCAGGAGAGGCGGTAGTTGCGCTTCGGGATGCCTTGGAGCTGCACTGCCGGATTGTCTCTTGGCGTGGTTCATCTCGTGACCCAGAGACAAAGAACTACCGACAGAGTTTTGATGTTCGTTGGGTACAGCCAAGGCTTTAGCCTTTGATTATGCATGCAGCCGCTTTCGAGCGGCTTTTTTTATTTGGGAGTGGATATGTCCATTTTGACTCAGGGAACCCAAGTGTTCCTGTTGGACCCCGGAATCGGTGGCGCAGGCCCATTGGCTGTGCTGGAAGTTAAGGGCGTCACTGCATTCAACCCTGGCGGTAACCCAGCGGATGAAATTGAAGATACGCCTCTGTCCGAGCGTAACTCCAAGAAATTCAAGCGCGGTTTGCGTACACCAGGCCAGGCTTCGGTAACAGTCAGCGCCGACCCGCGTGAGAGCAGCCATTTGCGTTTGTTCCAAATGGCCGAGAGCAACTCGGAAAGCGATGAAGGTAACTCGGTCAAGTGGGCTGTCGGCTGGGCTGATGGTACTTCGGTCCCGACACTGAACGCTGATGGGGGCGATTTCGAACTGCCTGAAGACCGAACCTGGTTCTTGTTTGAGGGTTATGTCAGCGACTTTCCGTTTGACTTCTCCGGTAACACCATCGTGACCACAGCCGCTACGGTTAAGCGCTCTGGTGGCTCTCAGTGGATTAAGAAGGGGCCATAACTATGGATTTGAAAGAACTTCAGGCTCAGGGCGGGTTTGTCGATGATAAGCCGGTCAAAGAATCCGTAACGTGGACTCGCGGCGACGGCGAAAAGATCAGCTTTGATGTGCATGTCGTGCGTCAGCCTTTTGGCGTGGTGGACGAAGTGCTGAAAACGACCGATGGCCGTAGCCAGTCGGCACGCATGATCAGCAACTGCATCCGGCTAGGGAAGGAAGGCAAGGAGCGCTTGACCTATGAGCAGGCGTTTGTACTTGACCCAACGCTGGCTTTCTCGCTGATTGCAGCCATTAACCGGGTCAATGCAAAAAAATCGACGCCGCCGACGAGCTCTGGTGTGAGTTAGTGCTCAACGGCATCGGCGGCTGTACGGTGGCCCAGGCAAAGAACAATGTTTCGTTCGATGAGTATCTTATGTGGATGGCTTACCGGGAAAAGCATGGTTCTTTGAATTTGGGTCTGCGCGTTGAGCACGGTGCAGCCTTGGTGGCTTGGTCAATGCAGGGTGGTGATTTCGATCGCTTCTTGCCGCAAAGAGGAGGCCAGCAGGGAATCTCGCTTGAACAGGCAATGCAGGAATGGCAGTAACCGCCTTCGGGCGGTTTTTTTATGAGTGATTGATATATGTCCAGCAGATCTCTAGGGACGTTGACCTACGACTTGATCGCCAAGATTGGTGGTTTTGTTGCTGGCATGACTGAGGCTGAGCGGGTGGCTGACCGTAAAACTCGGGAGATGGAGCGAAAGTCTAAGGCGCGTGCGAAAGCAATGAGCGACGCCTGGTCAAAGGCGAGCAAGCTGGTTACCGCAGGTATTGCTGGCATCACTGTTGGTAGCACCCTCCTAAAGATCATCAATGAGACCAAGCAAGCGGAGGATGAGCAGGCCCAGTTGGCGACTGTGCTTCGATCGACAGCCAATTCAGCGGGCTATACCAAAACTCAGCTGAACGAGATGGCCGATGCCATGTCTGCGCTGTCTGTTGTGTCGTCAGGGGAGATCAACCAGGCCCAGACAACCTT